TCAATCTCTGAGATATTCCATTGATGGTACTGTTTAAAGGCGAAGATGCGTTCATAATAGTTGATGAGACTGTTATGCATCATCGCCATCAGAAAAAATCAGCCAGTCCCTCCAGTTCTACAACGAAATCATTACCTGTGTTGGGGTTCTTCTTCTTGATTGTGTGTTTCAGTTTAGGCATTGTCCTAAAGAACTCCAGGATTCTACTGAACTGTTCAGTAGTAAGTCCCTCTACCCACTCCTCCACTTCCTCAACAGTCATATCAGTTTGGTTATATACTTCTTCTCCAATCACAATCTGATTGATACATTTGGATACAGTCTTAAGACTCTCCTCATACCCATCAATCTTAAGACCTTCAGTAAAGAACTGAATACCAGGGTACTTCATCTTTACTTTTACTTCATCATTAATATCAATCAGGTCAGAGTGTCCTTTAGTTTTCTGTACTGCAATCTTATCAATCTGAATGGTGTGTTCTACTGAGTAGTTACCATCAGATGGGTCACTGATTCTTACACTTAGTTCCTCACCAGCAGACTTTGCTCTGGTTCTCAGGAACAGGTACTCAATGTCAAAGATTGCAAGGTCCTCCACCTTGAAGTCAGCAGGTGATGTAACACAAGACTCAAGTACATTGGTGATTGCATTAGCGATCTCATCAAGGTCTTGACTCTCTGCTGCCAGTACCAACACCTTCTCTTCCTTCACACTGAAAGGTTGGTACTTGATTTTCTTGCCTGTAGATGGGATGCTGGTTGAATATTCCGGCCTGATACTCTTAGGTAATGCCATTACGAAGTATAATGTAGTAGATAGAGTTATTTATTTGGATAGTCCAAGCTCTTTCTCACTGACTAAACGAAAGGACCACCCCCTATCTTCACAATACTTCATTGCCGCTTCCCACTTAGCCTTATTAGTAATGTAAGTGTACACTGAGTTCACCCACGCCTTTGTCTTTCTCTTAGGGTTCTCTGGTGGTCCAATGATTTGTTTATAAGGTTTAACCTCTACCATTTCTGTCATCATCACCCCTTCTTTGTTCTTATAATTCACAATGAAGTCAGGGAAGTATCTTCTCTTCTTCTTACTCACCGGATCGTAATACCATACCACTTTCTCTTCACTTTGCCAAGAATGTACAGACTCATTCAGGTCTGCCCAGTTCATAAAGGTGCGTTCCCAGGATGACCTGTAATAGATTTCACCTGGATTACCTTTGTATTTGTCAGGGTTCTTTGGTCTGAACTTACCTTGTAAAGTCCTAGCCATTGATAATAAATAACCATACTAAGGTATTTATGTTGTAGATGTCATACGAACACGCAAAGGCATTACTAAACAAAGGTGTATCCAGACCAACTCTTTATAGTTTGTTACTTCCTACCAGGTTTGGTACTGGCATTGGTCCAAGATTAAACGACACAGGCATTAGGACTGAAACTAATGACCACTTGCAGTTGTTTTGTAATGCAGTGTCTGTTCCAGAAGTGTCAGTGTCAACCACTAACGCTAACGCCCAGGAGTTTATGGGTATTACAAGAGAACAACCAGTCAATGTAATCTATGGTAAACCACTACAGATTAATGTGATTGAGAACTCTGAGTTCTCTAACTACAGAGACATCAGAAGGTGGTTAGATTTAACAACAGAGAATGCTAACCAGGGAACTAATGGTAGAATTAATAATAGAAATCAGAGGATGAGATATTATAATACCTATGTTGGTGACATTCAATTAATCAAACTCGAATTCCCAGATACAAGTGCAAGGGGATCATCAGAAGGTGATAGGTTTTATACTAAAGAATACAAAGAAGCATTCAAGGTACACTTTATCAACGCTTACCCAATCAACATCAGTGAGATTAGATTAGGTTCTGATATGTATGACACCAAGACAGAGTACAGAGTGGACTTTACATATGAAAGTTATCACCTTGATTATAGTGGAAGAAGAGACCTAGGGGAATGAATCGACTTGAATGGATTGCCAAGCAGGTAAAGAAGGACCCAGTATATAATATGAAAATGTTACTGGAGTCCCTGTCACCTGCAGTCATTGTTCCAGAACCAGATAAATACTATGTGTTTGTATATAAAGCAAAGACTAAGAACATAACTTATGATCAACATCCGTTTATCTTATGTTCGGGTGTTTATAAGTGGGGGTTCACAGGGTATAACCAGCACTGGGATGACTTTAGAAGGTATAGTTGGTTAGAAGTTATCACTAACTTGTATGAAATAAACCAGGAAGAAGTGCAGACAATGAACAACTATCCAATTGCAAAGTTTAGGAAGAACTAATGACATTAAGATACCCACTAGATCTAGCTGGTCAACAGGGAGTAACTGATTATATACAGATTGATACTCTAGAGTATCGTACTAATAGAGCCTGGGGAGGCAATGGTGGTGGAGGAGAGGGCACCATTGCGGGTCCTCCCATCATTCTTTACATGCCTAACTCCACACCACCAATGAACAACCCTAACACCTGGCAGGGTAAGAGTTTCAGTGGACCCCTTGGTGAGTTGGTAGGTAACGCTGCCACTGGAGCAGTTAATGTAGCATATAATGTTGGCGGAGCCGTCCAGAGTGGTAAAGGTTTTACTGCTATGGCAGCTGACGCAGCTAGAGATGGTAAGTCAGTCATAACAGGTATTGTAAACAAGGTGAAAGAAAAAGCTGGCCCTGCAGTGGGTCAAGGACTCACTAGGGCTATTGCAGGATTCACACCAGCGAGTGAGAACCAGTTGTTGGCAATGTCTAGAGGTGAAATCTTCAACCCTAATATGGAATTGTTATATGAAGGACCACAACTGAGAAGCTTCAGTCTTAACTTTACCTTCTTGCCTAAGAATCGTGAGGAGGCTGCAGTAGTAAATCAAATCATTAAGCACTTTAAAATGAACGCTTCTCCATCAGGAGAAAGAAATGGTAATACATTTAAGGTTCCTAATGTATTTCAGGTAACTTATAAGAGTGAAGGACAAGACCATCAATTTATGAACAGGTTCAAGAGGGCAGCTTTATCTGATGTAAATATTACATATAACGCTGGGTTACCCTTCCATTCTACATTTGATGATGGAATGCCAGTGAAGACTGATATGACACTTGGATTTATGGAAGTGGATATTATTACAAGAGAAGACCACGAAAGAGCACCAGTAGGATTCTAATGACAAAACCAACTTACTTCTCAAACTTTCCTAATCTTGAGTACGCTGTGTCTGTCAACAAGGCAGGTCACACAACTGATATTAGTATCAAAGATTACTTTAGGTTACTCTTACCTAGAGATGACATCTATAAAGAGGACACTCTCTACACCACTTACTATGTGATGGATGGAGAGAGACCAGATCAGATTTCTTATAAGGAATATGGTGATGAACAATTCTATTGGGTTATCTTACAGATTAATGGGATCATTGATTACAATAATGAGTGGCCACTATCTTCTGTTGAGTTAGAGAAATATATTTTAAGTAAGTATGTGTCCTGGCCAAGAGCCAAGGAAGTACATCATTGGGAAACTGTAGAGACTAAGAACTCTGATGGAGTTGTAGTGTTACCTAAGGAGATGTATGTTGATGAAGACTTTATTTACTATTATGCAGACAGTGATGGAACAATTCTTTCCTCCTTGCCATCAGCTGTTACCAACTATGAGTACGAAGAGAGAGTAAACGAAAGAAAATCTCACATCCAGATACTGAATGCGAGATACATTGACGATTATATGAGAGACATTCGTAACTATGCGAAGTCTAGACTACCATCCGCAAGGTCCTTTGTTGACATCAGGTTGTGAGTAAGGGGACTGAGTCCCCTGTAACTCATTCTTCTGCCAGTTTTTTAAAGTAGTCGAGGACGTCATCCTCTTCAGTCTCTTCTGCTTTGACTGGAGTGTCCACCACCAGTTGCTCCTCTTGAGGCTTGCTAAAGGTGGGTTTTGTTGAGACCACTCTCTCAGGAGAGGGAGCGACTGACTCTTGCACTGAACTACTGCTAGAACTTTTAAGGTTCAGAACAGTATCCAGACGAGTCTTCAGTGCCTCATAGGACTTGAACTGATCCTGTCCAACCAGAGGTTGTAACAGGTGTTGACGTTTCCA